TCACCGACGACCAGCGCGGCGCCATCAAATCGTGGTTCGCCGCCTCAGATACGGAGAGTGAGCGGTACGCGACGCTGTGGAAGAAGAACCTCGACTCCTACGCGCCTCCTCCCGAAATCCTCTCCAAGGACCGCGAGGACTACCAGGTCAACACCAACGTCGATTTCCGCCAGGCCGAGCAGAAGAAAGCGCAGCTCTGGTTCGACACCGCGCAGATCCAGCTCACGCCGACCGAGCCCCTGTCCGACCTCGTGCTCGCGTCGATGCCTACCCCGGACGGCAAAGGCTCGCAGGATCAGCGCCTCTCGATGGCCATCAACCTGCACCAGACCATCCTCAACCAAATCCTCTCGCCTGACGGGGTGAACGCGAAGAGAACCCTCCAGAGCGCAATCCTCGACGTACTGGTCCCCGCCGGCTGGGGCGTCACGCACATCGGGTACACCTCCTACACCAAGGATGTCGAGACGCTGGACCCGATGACGATGATGCCGACCATCGCCAAAGTGCCGGTGTACGAGGAGTACTTCTGGTCCAGGCTGTCCCCGAAGGCGTTGATGGTGCCTGCGGATTTCAGGAGTACCGACTTCGACAAGGCCCCGTGGCTCGCCATCAAGTTCAAGATTCCCCTCTCCGCAGCCCGTCGCGAGTACGGCAAGGGCATCCCTGACGACTACCGCGGGGCCACCAAGCGCGAAACGACCCCCATGCGCGACGAGGACCAGCGCAACGACGGCATCGGCAACAAGTACGACCCGTTCGTCTCCGGCATCCAGATGTACTACTACGGGCCCACGCTGGACCCGCAAGCCTTCCATCCGAAGCGGATTGCCGAGTGCGTGTTTCTTCAGGGGCTCGACACAGAGGTGCGCCACCGCTGGATCCCCTACCAGTCGCTCGACCAGGAAGGCCGTCTCACAGGCGATTCGATGCTCGGGTACCCCATCCACGTCCTCATGCTGCGGGACGTGCCTGACGACAACCACGTCCCGTCGGATTCGGCCATGACGCGGCCCCTGACCGACGAACTGAACCAGTACCGCGCCCAGATCCTCAAGTCCCGCGACGCCTCCATCCCGTACGCCTTCTACGACGAGGACATCCTCCCGCCCGAGAAGGTCGAGCGCATCACGTCCGGCAAGTACGGCCCGATGATTCCGGTGGAAGGCGGGCGCCTCAACAGCGCGACGCCTCCGGTCATCCCCGGCAACAAGCCCCAGCTCTCGCAGGAAACCTACATGGGGCAGGACGTAATCGAGCGGGACATTGACCGCACGCTCGCGCTGGGGCCCAACCAGGCGGGCTCCCCGAATCAAACCCGTCGCACCGCGACGGAAATCTCGACCATGCAGGCGAGTGTCGATACCCGTCTGGCGGGCGAGCAGCAGATGGTCGTCGCCTTCTTCTGCGCCGGCGTCCGCAAGCTCGACGCCCTCGTGCAGCGCTTCTCCGACCGCCCCCAGGTCACCCACATCATCGGGGACGACGGCAGCAAGGTCTGGCTGCAGTGGAACAAGGAAGACATCGCGGGGCGCTTCGCCTACTCCATCCGCCCCGATTCCCAGGTCCACATCGACGCCGCCGCCGACCGCCAGCAGGATCTCGCGTTCTACAACCTCACGGCCCGCGACCCGTTCATCAACCGCATGGAGCTGGCACGTCGTCTGGCAACCAAGTGGGGCTTCAACCCCGACAAACTCGTCGCGCCGCCGCCGCCGCCTGGCCCGCCACAGCCGAACGTCCAGGTCCGCATACAGGCGAGTGATCTGGACCCGCGGCTCCCGCAGTTCCCGTTCGCGCTCGAGATCCTCCAGCAGTCGGGGTACCAGATCTCGCCGGATGCGATGCAGAACGCGGTGATGCTGGCGGGAAGAGCGACGGAGATGGGATCCCTGCCGGACGACATCACGCCGCCGAAAGACAGCCAGGCGCCGCCGAATACCACGCATCCCGGCGCCGCCGAGAAGACGCAAGCCCTCGACAAGCATGAGGCGGATCGCAGCGGGCAGCTTCCCGGCGCCGGGTCTGGTCTGGCTGAACAGCCCCAGTGAGATGCCTGTGGGCGATGGCCGGAATCGCGCTCGCGTTCATCCTGGTACAAACCCTGCTCCTGCGGGGCAACGGGAGAGATCGATGACATCGCGCCTGTTTGCCCTCGCGTTCGTCACGTCGCTGGTCCTCGGTGGGTGCAGCGACAAGACGACCAACGATCTGCGTCCTGATCCGACGCCGACGCCGACCCCGGTGCCGCCGCCGCCCAAGACGCTGACGGTGCAGTACCGCGTGACAGGCGATATTCCCGCCACGCAGATCACGTACTTTTCGAGTGTGCAGGGGACCACGCAGATCAAGACCGATCTCCCCTGGGTCATCAGCTACCAGAGCGACGATCTCCACCCGTTTCTGTACCTCGCTGCGGAGGCGCCCCTCGACAATTTCATCGATGGGAGCCTGACGGTGCAGGTCTTTGTCGATGGCGTCCTGTGGCGCGAGGCGCGAGGCAGCGGGTTCGTCATCTCGATTGCGGTGAGTGGACAACCATGAAGCTCCTGACGACCTTGCTGGTCCTGCTGTTGAGTACGCCCCTCGCCGCACAGGGACCGATTGCCGAGAGTGTGGCGCGTCAGTACGGGACAGGCACGCTGCCGCCTGGCCGCTACACGACCGCGATGGCGAGTCCCGCGCTTTTTTGGTCTGGGGCCGCGTTGGTCGCTGGCGGATCCATTGCCATCATCGCGTCGATGACGTGGGCACAGCAGTCGGATCTCTCGCTGGAAGATCCTTCCACCCGTCTCGGGCGGGATCTTGCGCCATGTAATACGGACCCGGCACACACACGGCTCGTCATCGCTGATTGTAAAAACAACGTGGGGCTACAGATTTTCGGGATCCTTGTCAGTGCTGGAGGCGGCGCCATGATGGCGTATGGCGGGCAGCGCGTGCAGATTATCGCGGCGCCGTCGCGCGTTGGTGTGCGGGTGAGGTTCTGATCTCCATCGGGATGTCGGGCACACAACATCGTGTACCTCTCCCGGCGTCCTTGAGGCTCCCGTGTGGTCCCGAACGGGGGAGATTCGGGGCACTGATTGAGTTCGCTCGCAGGGGGGCACCCTCTCCCCGCTGGGAAGTGTCGCTGCCCCGGTGACATTCGTGGGGATGAGGTGCCTGCCCTGCGACGAGGAAGTATCGCATGACGACCTGTGAGACATGTGGCGCGGCGTTGGCGGTGGGACAGTGGCCGTGGTGTCCCCACGATCAGTACGGGGGCACGGTCGTCAGCGATTCCATTCGCGGCGGTCAACTCATCGAGAACCTCGGCCCCGATCCCGTGCGCGTCTATTCCGAAACCCAGCGCCGGCAGATCATGAAGGAGCGAGGGCTGGTCGATTACGTGCGCCACCGCCCCGGCTCGCCGCTCACGTCGAACTGGGACACCGTGACGCAGAAGACGCTGGACGACGCGAAGGAGTTGGTGAGCCGCGAGCGCAGGCTGATGCACCGGGAGCCGAGTGCGGACGTGGAGACGCTCAGCATCACCATCACGGAGCGCGGCAGCTTCACCGTCGAGCCAGAGGAGAACCCGACGTGATTACCACCAAACTGGAGCGGATGGACCTCTCCCGGCGCGAGGTCGAACTCCTCATCGCCATCGAACCCGTCCTGCGCCGCCTCGGCCTCTCCCTCTACTGCCTCCGCTGCCACGCCACGGGCCAGCCGGATGGGGTGCGCGCCAACAACGCCGAGGACGACAAGGAACTCGTGGTCGAGTGCGGGTGCATGACCCGGCGGTACAAGAACGTCCTATGAGATACCACTGTAATTTCTGCGGAAAATCAGTCACGAGCGAACTGCCAGATGCTGCCGTGATTCGAGCCACGCTTATCTGCCCGGAGTGTCTTGAGCGAGCCGACCCACACACACTTGAAGCCGCGTTGAAAAACCTCACAGACAATGCGGCTAGAATACACGGATGAGCTTCCATGCGCCTGCACTGGCACGCATCACGGATGGACCACTCGCCAGCGATGCGAGCTATGGCAACAATGGCGCGTTCCTGATCGAGAGTTGCGAACCGGGATGGCAACTGGCACTTGTGGTGTCCGACGAAGGCGGCTGGGAGCACGTCAGCGTCCATCCCATCTGCAAACAAAAAAGCAGGAATCCAACGTGGCGCGAGATGGTACAGGTCAAGGATCTCTGCTGGGACCATGACGACGTGGTGGTGCAGTACCACCCGCGCAAGGCTGACTACGTGAACTGTCATCCGCACGTCCTGCACCTTTGGCGTCCCATCGATGTGGTACTGCCGACACCTCCGATAGAGTTTGTCT